TCGCTTTATAAAATCCGCAACGATGGCGGTCATGGCCTGTATACTGGGCGACGAGACAACTCGTTTCGCGATCTTTTCTTGTGCTAAATCAACCGACATGCGGAGAATCGCCAATTCGCATTCTTCAAACGTCATTTTATTATTGCATATTTGTTTGGGTTTCATCTGATTGTTATATTATGCATATAAAATAAAAATTGAAACGTTTTTGTTTATAACTAATATATACAACCAAAATACACCAATATGGCAACGAATCAAGATAAAGCAGTAAGTTGGATGTTGCATGCCCTCAAAATCGTCTTGGGGGATGAAAGCATCCGTAGATATATCATCTTGTATTATTATCCAACTATAACCAATCCGTCCAAAAAATGTATCCGCACCTTTGACGCGTTTGTGGAGTCAGCAAAGAAACGCGAAGAAAAAGCAAATGAAATAAGAAAATATTGCAATAAAATGTCTAGAAAGCCAGACATTGTGGTATTCACTGCATCAAACATCCAGCGAACAAAATGCGACAATGAAACGCATTTTCAAAGTTATATCATCGACAATAATGCAAAAAAGTTGAGCATTATTGACCCAGCATACGACCCGAACAAGCAGGATAACAGGGGTATTTACGCGGCAGAGATTTCGTTGGATGTTATCATTCCCTACTTTGAGAGAAAAGGGTACAAGACCGAATTTGTCTCTCTTACAACTCCAGCACAGGTTGATGCAGGAGACGTATTTTGCCAATCTTGGACGCTATACATCTTGCTTGCAAAGCTCAAGCAAAATGAATATTTTAAAAATAACCAATTTGAGGTCCCCGAAGACCAGCTGGACAAGTACGATATGCTTCCCTCCTTTTATCGTCAGATATTTACGGATATGCCCGAGTTGTGTGAGAATTTACACGTAGAATACGAGGGAGAAATCTTGGAGAGTCGTGGTCCAAATAGACTAAGTAAATCAGAAAAAGAAATATTACTGAAAATTGACCCGGTTGAGTTGCTATTGGGACTAACTAAATATGAAATGAAAAACTAAAGAAAACTAAAGCCAAAATTAAAAAAAATAGGGTTGGTAGTGCCTTTTTTTACGCGATTTTATATTTTGAAGCTGTATAATCCGCTGGGGTCGTCCAATGCGCGCGGAGCATAAGACAACTTCGGATTTGGTGGCGGAGGTACAGGAATCGTCACTGGTATATATCTCCAGTCCACTGGTTTCAAGGAAAATGCATGTCCTGTCGTATCAAAGAAAGCCGTATCTTCAGCCAGATTACTATCTTGTGTTTGATATCGCATGGCGACCATTTGACAGCCCAATGCTCTAGACAACAAACTGCCTGGATTTGGAGGATTTGCACCATCATCTGGTAAAACGATTGTCATATTTAGCTTATTATACGTTTTCATTTCATCAATATCGGGTGTATATTTGACACCATTTGTAAATTTGAGGGCTCGCATAAAAACGGAATTACTGGTCATGTTAACATATTCCTTAAAATCTTTGTTTTCCATGAACGCAGAATTTGATTTATCTACTATTACAACTATTTTGCCAGCTAGGTCCAATAATGGCACATTTCCTAAATTTCTACCAGAATTTTCAAAACTATATTGTTTGCCCAATAAATAATTGTTCATGCCTTCAAATAGACGAGCCATACGTGTATACATCTTTTGATTGTTGCTCATGATTCGTAGATGCAATATGATAGGGTCGTTTGGATTAGGTGCGGTGCTAGTAGAATATGCAAAATTTTTAAGGACTGACAATACTTCAGCAAACTTGACATAGTTGAAGGTATCCTTTACATAAAAGTTGTTTCCAAGAGAGGTAGCGACAACAGGTTCGTTATCAATGGAATATATTTCAAAATCAAAACCGCGAACTCCTTGTTTAAGAAGGTCTTTTAATACACATGTAGAAACCGCGTCGTTTTCATAATACCCAACACTACAAGCATTATAGGCAGTTTTAATATAATAGTCTTTCAATGTGTAGGTATAATTATTAGGAGTATCTTTGATTTGACTTTGGTTCGTTGTAATGGAACTAATTTTTCCATTGAGTGATGCATACATAATCCCACCCCCAAATCGCAATAACTACGCCAATAGTAATTAGTGCAACCACAATCGTATAAAATATCGAATCATCCATATCTGTTATAAATATATATTATATTATCAAAAATAAAAGAGTTAAATAATATTATTATATATTAATAACGACATGGCAGGAGGATTATTATCCCTTATTAGCGAAGGGCAACAATCAATTATATTGTATGGAAATCCCTCAAAAACATTCTTCAAGAGCACATATTCTAAAATAACAAATTTCGGCATGCAAAAATTTCGTGTAGATTATGAAGGTGCAAAAACATTACAATTGACAGATGAATCAACGTTTACATTCAAGATACCTAGATATGCCGATTTATTGATGGATACCTACATCTCATTAGATATGCCTAATATTTGGTCGCCGATTTATCCGCCGGTACCTGAGACTGGAAATAAATGGGCGCCCTATGAATTCAAATGGATAGAGAATCTGGGTGCAAAGATGATAAGTCGTGTCTCAATTACCTGTGGCAATCAAAAGCTACAAGAATTTTCAGGCGACTATTTACAGGCACAGCTTGAGCGTGATTTAAACGGAACAAAGCGTTTATTGTTCAATGCCATGAGTGGTGGAAATGAATCTATGAATAACCCAGGCAATAGTGGTTCGCGTGTAAATTCGTATCCAAACGCGTTTTATACCGCGTCAAATTCTGGACCAGAGCCTTCTATCCGCGGGCGCACCATTTACATTCCGTTGAATGCGTGGTTTTGCAATAAAACCCAACGCGCATTTCCACTCATTGCCTTGCAATATAATGAGTTGCATATTCATATAACCTTTCGCCCGATTAACCAGTTGTTTACTATTCGTGACGTGTTTGACCCATTTTACAATTATCCTTATGTTGCGCCGAATTTCAATTTAGAACATATGCAAATGTATCGGTTTGTCCAACCCCCACCAGATGTTTCATTAAACTCCTTTGCATACATTGACAAGCGTGCTGTCTGGAATGCAGATATTCACTTGAATTGTACATATTGTTTTCTCTCTAATGACGAATCTAGATTATTTGCAGCGAATGAACAAAAATATATATTTAAGCAAGTGCACGAGACTATTTTCTATAATGTAACTGGACCTAACAAGGTTCAACTTGATTCGCTTGGATTAGTATCAGATTACTTGTTTTATTTCCAACGAAGCGACGCAAATTTGCGAAATGAATGGAGTAATTATACGAATTGGCCGTACAACTATTTGCCATCTGATTTAACCTTAGCTCCAACAGATGGAACATATATTGTAACTGAATTGGACCCTAATGGAAACCCCGTTAATGTGCCCATTGGTCCAGGTGTGAATCCAGATGGATATCAAACTGGTTTGATGATAACGGGTGATTACAATGCTCAAAATACACGTGCAATTTTACTACAACTCGGTATATTGTTTGACGGCGAATATAGAGAGAACATACAGCCCGCAGGTGTTTATAATTATATTGAAAAGTATATTCGTACACCTGGATATGCACCATATGGATTATATTGTTATAATTATAGCATGAATTCGGGTGCGTTATTTTCCGATAATCAGCCCGCAGGAGCAACCAATATGAATCGGTTTAATACGATTGAGTTGGAGTTTAATACGACAATTCCAGTGTTGGACCCGCTTGCACAAGTCCTTACTATATGCGACCCCAACTCAGGTGAGATTATTGGTATCAACAAACCAACCTGGCGAATCTATGACTACAATTTTGACCTGCATTTTTTTGAAGAGAGAATAAACATGATTATCTTTGTGGGCGGTAATTGTGGATTGATGTATGCAACATAAGCGTATTTTAGTCAAAATATTCATCGGCTTGTAAAATATTATATTGTATTATTATCTTTGAATAATATAATAACGAAGAATGAATCACCAAAATATTTTAATTGGAGCATATGTATGTTATGTTATTCTTCAAATGTATGTTGTGAAAAACTATATATTAGATTGGCAGTCCTTAGTAACAGGTAATAATGTCGACCAAATGAAGTATAATTTAGCTCATAAGCCTGAATTAGCTGAAGCATTTACAAAAGAAATTGTATCTAGAATGAAAATGTTAGAGAATATGGATTACGTGGATTGGATTAATTATAACAATAAACATTCAATAGTAACTTATGGAGGTTATGAATACGACATATTTATTTTTGAAAGGTCTGTCAATGCAATGGAAAATTATTTAAGTAATAGTCATTATACCTTAAGAGTAAATAAAAATGTAGAACTTTTAGGGTTATCATATGTTGATTTATTAAGACAAGCAAATTATGCTTTTTTATTTAGTTTATTCCAACCTAACCCTGATTTTCTTGAAACTATTTATAAAGGTCCGCGATATGAAGACGACACAAACATATACGCGCATTTTATGACAGACCCCTCAACGAATCGTGCAGTAAAAACAAACGCTATAACAGGTGTATGGAAAAAGGTAATTGATAACGAA